ATTATGGCGGCGGTAAAGGGAACGAACACGAAGGTGATGGATGGCGAAACCAAGGCCATCATTTACGAGGGTGTTAGCGTATCGCAGCTCGGGGCAATCTTCGGGATCGATAACCGGACTGTCACGCGCAAGATCAACGGCCTCTCGCCGTGCGGGACGCGGGTGGGGCATGCGATTTACGAGCTGAAGGAGGCAGCGGCGTATCTGGTCGATCCGAAAGGCGATATTGGCGAGTACATCAAGAAGATGAATCACCGCGATCTGCCGCCGTTGTTGCTGAAGGAGTTTTGGACAGGCCAGAATGCGCGGCTGAAATTCGAGGAAGAGCAAGGCGATTTGTGGCGCACGGAAAAGGTGATCGAGCACATGGGCGAAGTCTTCAAGACATTGCGCATGACGATCCTTTTAACACGCGACCGGGTCGAGCGGGAAACGGAGCTGACGGATCGTCAGCGTTTAATCATCGACAACATAATCGACGGCGCTTTAGGCAATATGCATTTAGCGCTCGTTGAACAATTCGAAAATGACCCAGACAGAACATTCGACGGAACAGACGACGAACAGGTCTCGCCGGACGACGACGAAGACCTTTAGGTCGTTCGGCGCGATCACTTGCAGCCTGTCGGAGTTACTTCGGCCACCTGAGCGGATGTCGATCTCGGAAGCATCCGAGAAGTACATCTATCTGAACACGCCCGGCGCGTATATCGGCCCGTATCGGAACAGCTCGGCTCACTACATGGTTGAGCCGATGAACATGCTCGCCTCCCGCGTCAAGAGCGCGGTCATTTTTGTAGGCCCATCCCAAAGCGGGAAAACGCAGGCTCTATTGCTGAACTGGCTGGCCTATAGCGTCAAGGTCGATCCGATGGACATGATCTTGTACAGCCCAACGCAAACGGCAGCCCGCGACTTCTCCATGCGCCGGGTCGATCGTCTTCATCGGCACAGCAAGCCCATCGGCGAAATGCTGATGAAGAAAAGAGACGCTGATAACAAATTCGATAAGCATTATGTAACGGGTATGATGCTTAGTCTATCGCACCCATCTGTCGCTGAGTTGGCAGGTCGTCCGGCAGGCAGAATCGGCCTTACCGACTACGATCGTATGCCTGACGACGTTGGCGGCGACGGCTCGCCATTCGATCTCGCCTCGAAGCGAACCACAACGTTCGGCTCCTTCGCCATGACCCTGGCCGAGTCGTCGCCGTCACGTCCGATCATCGATCCGAAGTGGATCGCCAAGTCGCCGCATGAAGCGCCGCCGTCAACCGGCATCCTGGCGCTCTACAATCGCGGCGATAGGCGGCGGCGCTACTGGCCGTGCGTTCACTGCGATCGCTATTTCGAGCCGCGTTTCCATATGTTCTTATGGGAAGAGCTGGCTAACTCCCAAGCGGCTGCCGAGACCGTTCGTCTGGTCTGCCCGCACTGCTCGAAGCCCATCCATCCCGATGACCGGGCTGACATGGATGAGTGGGGCATCTGGCTGCCGGAAGGCCAGCACATCGACGATCGGGGCATCGTGCGCGGCCCTGAGCCGCAAAACAACATCGCCTCGTATTGGGCAATGGGGCCAGTCGCCGCGTTCACGACTTGGAAAACATTGGTCAAGACCTACCTCGACGCCGAGGCTGAGTTCCAACGCAGCGGCAGTCAAGAGGCGCTGAAGAAGTTCTGGAACAACGACATGGGCGAACCGTATCTGCCGAAAGGGGTCGATACTGAGCGCTTGCCCGAAGTCATCATGTCGCGTGCGGAGAGCTTGCCCGTCGTTATCCTTGATGAAAAAGAGGCAGGCATCGGTCGTGCGCAGATTCCAGGGAAGGATGCAGTGCGCCCACTTGTCCCGGAAAACGTGCGCTTCCTGGTGGCGATGGTCGACATCCAGAAGATCAAGTTCGTCGTGCAGGTCTTCGGCATATCGCCGGGGGAACCGTTCGATATCACTGTGATCGACCGCTTCGACATCATTAAATCGGAGCGGATGGACGAGGACGGCGAGCATCGGTTCGTCAAGCCCCACACGTATCTGGAAGATTGGGACTTGCTGAAAGAGCGGGTCATGGAGCGCACTTACGATCTTAGCGACGGATCGGGCCGGCGCATGATGATTAAACTGACGGGCTCGGACTCGGGCGGTAAAGAGGGTGTGACCACGAACGCCTATAACTTCCAACGCAAAATGCGCAAAGAAGGCTTCGGCGGTCGCTTCCATCTCATCAAGGGCGACCCTAACCCGAGCGCACCGAGAACCCGCATTGGCTATCCCGACTCCAGCCGACGCGACAAGCTGGCGGTTGCTCGCGGCGACGTGCCGGTGCTCTTCCTCAATCCAAACCAGATGAAAGACGTTCTGGCGAACCGGCTAGATTGCATCGTTCCAGGCAAGGGGCTGTATCGCACGCCGAACTGGCTGCCGGACTGGTTCTATAAAGAGCTGTGCGCCGAAGTGCGAACTTCGAAGGGTTGGGAGAACCCAGGCAGCTTCCGCAACGAGACGTGGGATTTGAGTTATTATGCGATTGGCGTGTGCGTATCGCCGCTGATCCGCGTAGAGATGTTCGACTGGTCGAAGCCGCCATCGTGGGCCGAGACTTGGGACAAGAACGCGCTCGTTTTTCAAGCGGAAGGAAAAACCCTTGCAGAACAAGATAATAGCGAATATGATCTCGCAAAGCTGGCCGCTTCTCTGGCCTAATTTTTTAAGCGACTTAACGACATGGCGTTGTCATTACAACAAAGACTTGACGAGGCGCGGACTCAGTATCACCTCCTGGTGACTGGCCGGCAGGCTCGCGTGTTCGTTGACAGCAATGGGGAGCGCTTGGAATTTACAGCCGCTAACCGCCAAGGCTTGTTGACCTATATTCAACAGCTCGAAGCCGAACTAGCGGGCGAAGGGCCAAGCGGCCCATCTTCGTACCGGCCTCTCGGGTTCTTCTTCTGATGGGTCGCCGCACTAAGGCTGAAATCGCCATCGTCGAAGCAACTCCGGTAACGGAGAGCGCGATGGGCGGCGGCCTGGAGGGCGCGAGCCGGTTGAGCCGGGAGATGCTGACCTGGAATCCTTCCATGCGCTCTCCCGACAACGTCATCAACACGGTGAAGCCGCTTGCTGATGCTCGTGGCCGCGATTCAGTTCAGAACGACGGCTTCTCGATGGGCGCTGTGTCGCTCAATCGGGACAGCATCGTCGGGGCTCAATACCGGCTGAATGCGCAGCCTAATTGGAAAGTGCTAGGCGCAGACGAAGGTTGGGCCGAAGAGTTTCAAGAGACTGTCGAGGCTCGCTTCAATCTGCTTGCCGACTCTCCGTCGTGCTGGCTGGACGCGTCGCGAATGAACACGCTGACGGGCATGATCCGACTCATTGTCGGCGGCTTCGTGATGACCGGGGAAGCCCTCTTTACCGCAGAATGGATCAAGGAAAGCCAGCGTCCGTACAAGACGGCTGTCCAAATAATCTCGCCGGATAGGCTGTGTAACCCGAATAATCAGGCCGACACCCGTTATCTGCGGCGCGGCATCGAGCGCGATCTGCGAGGCAAGCCGTTGGCGTACTGGATTCGCAGAGGCCACCCGAACGAAATGTATCCTGACGATCTGAGTTTTCTGTGGGGGCGCATCCCTACCGAGAAGCCGTGGGGGCGCAAGCAGGTCGTTCATATTATCGAACAGCTTTTGCCTGACCAGTCTCGCGGTGTTGCCGAGATGGTCTCGGCGCTGAAAGAGATGCGGATGACGAAGCAGTTCCGTGAGATCACTCTCCAGAACGCCGTCGTCAACGCCACGTATGCCGCAGCAATCGAATCGGAGTTGCCGCCTGAGCTGATCGCTCAAATGATGGGGGCCGGCAGCACGAACCCGATGCTCGACGCCATCGGCGCGCACTTGACCGGGTTGAGCAAATACTTGGCCGGTTCCGGCAACATCGCCCTGGACGGCGTGAAGATTCCGCATCTGTATCCGGGCACGAAGCTGAACATGAAGCCCGCAGGCACGCCGGGCGGTGTCGGAACTGACTTCGAAGCGTCGCTGCATCGCCACATCGCGGCGTCTCTCGGCGTGTCTTACGAAGAGTATGCGCGGGATTTCAGCAAGACCAATTATTCGTCAGCTCGCGCTAGTATGTTGATGACGTGGAAGCACATGCAGGGCCGCAAAAAGAACGTGGCCGATCGGTCAGCTTCGTCGATCTATATGCTGACGCTGGAGGAAATGATCGCTGCCGGCGACGTGCCGCTGCCACGCGGCAAGAAGCGCGATCACTTCTACGAGCCGCTGATGCGTGACGCGTATGCCGAATGCTCATGGATCGGCGCATCGCGTGGTCAGATCGACGAGCTGAAGGAAACCCAAGCCGCGATCATGCGTATCAAGGCCGGCATCTCGACTTACGAGGACGAGATCGCGAAGCTCGGCAAGGATTGGCGGGTCGTCTTCGCGCAGCGTGCCCGCGAGGAAGGGCTCATCAAGGAAAAGGGTCTTGCCTTCTCGCTCGATGCTCAGAAGAGCAGCAGCGGGCCGCAGGGCGCGATGCAGGACAATCAGGACAATCAGGACAACCAAGACAACCAGGACAACGGCAGCGCTAATAACGGCGGCTAGGATAACCAAAATGATTGATAAAACTCTCTTAGACGCGGCACGGGCATTGAAGTCCAATCCGATCCGTATGCGATCTGCGGCCCTTGTGACACGTCTGGAAATTGTAAAAGCGGTTATCACTATCGAAAAGTTCGAGACCGAAGCGACCCTTGGCAAAATAGCAGGCGCTTGGCTTTACGAGTCGAACGGCGCTGCCGCGATGCTTCGGGCAGTAGAGGGCTACGATTTTGCGGAAGAGCACGGTTCTTTCGACAGAGAGTGGGCCGAATCCATTCTTAAAAAACACGAGGCGGTCATTTCGACCGTAACTGCTCATGGCTAAACAGAACGCACGGACGGTACTCAACCGGATGAACTTGCGTGAGGCGCTGATCGCTCCGCATTACACCGGCTTCCTGACCGACATGAAAGAGTACGCGGAAGCCGACACTTCGATCGAAGCCGCTTCGTTCGAAATCCGCAAAGCCGAAATGTTGTCGGCCTACGGCTACTCGACCGGCGATCAGATGAAACCGTTTGCCTTCGCCGAGGGCGTGGCGATCATTCCGGTTCATGGCACGCTGATTAACCGCTTTAGCTGCTCATGGGGTTTCATTACCGGGTATAATTTCATCCGCTCA